AGCTCCAGGAAGAGATGCTTTTAGTCATGTTTTTACTGGTAGAATACTTGGATCAGCTTTGAATAAAGTAGGGGCTGTACCATTTGAAACCGGAAACTTTAAAAAGTTAATTTTAGCTGATGCTAGAAGTTTAAAAATAGAGTTGTTATCTGACTCATATCTCCCCTGTGCTTTTACGGGAGCTGATTGGGAAGGTAACTATGTAGTGAGGACAGTCAGTAGGAGAGCTTAATGCCTTTGGTAAAACTGAAGGACTATATAAAACCGTATCATAAGAAAAGCACACTTTGGGATGTAGTTAATATATACCCTTATCTCAGAGAAGCTGACAGAAGAGAAGTGGAAACTTTAGGTTTAACTTCTGAAGNAGCTCTGTGTAGAGCTTACTTAGATAGTTCTGTTTGTAGAACTATTATTAATGGAATGGGTTGTCCTGTAGCTATGTTTGGAGTTGTACCTTCAGGTGAGTTTTCAGGTATTGTTTGGATGTTAGGTAATGATTTATTAGTAAAAATGAAAACTGCTTTCCTTAAAGAATGTAGAAATGAAGTAGTTAAATTAAATAATATTTATCCTCATTTATACAACATTATTGATAGTAGAAATGAAGTTCATATCAAAATGGATTAAAATGGTGTGGTTTTAAAATTATAAAGGAACACATGATTAATAATGTTAAATTTTATGAATTTTGTAGGATAGCTAATGTGTAGTACTGAGGCTGCACTATTAGGAGTTAAGTTAGGCACAGATATTCAAAAAGAAAGAACACAAACTGTTGCCAACATAACTAGAGCAAAACAAACAAACGAAGCTAATAGAGTACAAGCTATTAACATTCGTGAATCACTTAAAGCAAAACTAGTTTCTTCTTTAAAACAAGAAGCACAAGAAATTAAAAAAGTAACAAAAAAGAGAACTCAGGTTGCTCGTAAAGCTAGAGCTGAAATGGCAAGTATTGTTGCTAAAAACCCATTTCAAGCTGGATCAAATACTCTTGAAGCTCTATTAAGAGACTCTCAACGTAGAGAAGCTGAAACTAAATTTTCAATGTCTAGTAATCTAAGAACTTTAAGAACCCAATTTTCTACAGCTAGACAAATAAATATATATAATACTGGTGTGCAACTATCTTCTCTTCCTATTGCTGATGCTTATGTTGGTGATCCATCTCTTGCTATTTTAGGTGCTATAGGTGAACAAGGAAAAAATATAGCTGATGAAATTAATAGGACTTCTAGTAAAAGAGAGGTAGGCTAATGGCAAGTATTGATGCTCTAAGGTCATTTGGAAATAATGTTGAACAAGTTACTTCTATTGCTCCTGATCCTATTATACAAACAACCAGACCTGGAGTACAAAGACAAATTGCTGCTGATTTATTAGTTCAGTCTTTAGCTAAATTTAGTAGTGGTGTTGGAACTTTATATGAAGAAACTAAAAAAAGAACCATAGAAAAACAAAAAAGAGAAGCAGCTTTATGAGCAACTTTAGAGCAAGATTTACCTGACGGATACTATAATGAAGGGGTACAAGAATATGATGCTACTAGAGGACAAATGCAAGGTGATTCTATTGCTAGTATATTAGAAGTAGCTGAACCTAGTTTAGTATCTAGAATTGAACAAGAGGGTGGAGATGCTGCTACAAAAGTTCTCCGCTATTCTTCTTTATTAGATGGTATCGTTGAAAGTAAAACTAATGAAGTAACTGATGCTTCTCCTGAATATAAAGTTTCAATGGTTCAAGCTATTCAAAAAGCTAGAACTAAATTAGAAGGTAATTATATAAAACAAGTTAATGAACAGTTTTTAAATGAACAAAAAACTACTTTAAGAGCAGTTATTTCTAATACTGTTGCTAATCGACAAAGTTTAATAATTCAAGAAACTGACATAAATGAACGAGGTGACAATACTGAAGCAGAACCAGAAGGTGCTAGTACTAATCCACTTAAAAGAAGAGAAGCAATAATTCAGCTTTCTGATTATAATCAATTTATTAGAAAAGGACTAAGAACTACCAAGTTTAGTGTATCTCAACTTAGGGGAATATGGCTTGAACGGATAACAGAAATTGCTTTATCAGGAGTTGATTCAGTTGGTGAGCCTGTACCCGAAGTTTTAAACCATATTTATTCGGCTGATAGAAGTGGTTATAAATTAGTTTTTGATGCTGAGTTTGGTGGAGCTGCTGAAAAAGCACAAATACAAGCTAACAAAGCTTATGTTACTTTTCATTCTAATGAGGATAAATTAGCAGCTAAACAATTAAAAAACGGCTCAAAATAGAGCTGCATCTACATTAATGTCTGATATGATCAAGTCTTTTTACAGATCAAAAAAGACAATGATTTTGAATCAAAAAACTTTCTACAAAAAATAGGAGAATTAGCAGCAAGTGAGGGTATTAGATTTGAACAAAACACTACCCTTCTAAACGCTTACAACGGGTTTTCAGGTAAAGGTTGGATGGGAGATGGGGGTCAAACATTTGAAAAATTAATAGTAGATATTAATACAATGTCTCCTTCTTTAACTATTGAAGACATTAATGCTGAATTTAATGATAGAAAAATTACGCCTAAAGAGTATGCTGATTTAACAACTAAATTTAATAGTTTTTATCGTGCAGCTTCTAAACCATATGCTTCTGCTATATCTCAACAAAGAAAGAATTTAAAGAAACTATTACAAGACCCTGAGATTATTCCAATACCAGGAAATAAAGAGGTTAATTTAGCTAGAACTATTCCAGCATATAATGAATTAACTCGTTTTATGTCTGATACAACTCAAATGTTGTCTGAACAAATGAATTTTGGTTCACCTGAATTCCTACAAAAGTGGAACGATTTAGTTAATGCAAAAGTTCAAGAATTAGGAAACGATGAAAAGTATAGACCACAACTTCCACCACCACCAAAAGATTCAGAAAAACCTAAAAGAAGAAGAGGTTGGTTAGATGGGTTAAAAAACTGGATTTTTAGCGGAGATGATTCATAGTGATAGATGAAGAACAAGAAAACGAATATATAAATGCTAGAACAATAGCTAATAATCCTAAAGCAGATACTATTCAAAATGCTCGAACTTCTATAGATAATGAAAATGAAGAACAAAATAAAGGGTTTTGGAACGATGTAATTGATGGTGGTAAAGAAGCTCCTTGGGCTATTGGTGGTGGTATTGCTGATTTTGGAAATGAGACATGGAAATTTCTAGGATTAGATGATGCTTCTCAATGGATTAACGAAAGATTACCTGAAGGAGTGCGTGAATTATCAGATGATTTAAGAGGACAACCTTTAGATGATACTCCCCTTCCTGTTTTAGCACAGCCTAAAAGTAATACTGGTAAAATTATAAGAGGAACAGCTCAGTTTTTTACAGGATTTATACCAGTATTAGGACAAGTAAATAAACTAAAATGGGTACAAAAAGGTGGCAAGCTTAGACAGTCTATTACCAAAGGTACAGTTGCAGGTGCTCCTGTTGATTTTGTTGGATTTAATCCTAATGATCCTAATGCTGCTAATTGGTTGGGTTCAAAACTTGATGGCAATCCTAAATTACAATCCTTGGTTTTGGATTACCTTGGAACTAATGTCGATGATCCTGCCATTTTCAACCGTTTTAAAAATGCTTTTGTTGGGGCTGCCGTTGGTATCGTGGCAGAACCAGCAGTAACAGGGATTGCAAAAGGGGGTAAAGCTCTTTTTAATAAACTAGCAGATTCTATTAGAGAATATAAAATAGAAAGAGCTAAAGCTAGAGGAAGAAAAGATTTAGGTATTACTGAAGAAGAAGTTTCTAATATCACAAGTCCTGATAAAGCAGACAGATTAAATGTAGAATCAGATTTAGATAACTCACCTGAAATTTCTGCTACAGATTCTTTAGAAAAACAATTAAATGAAAGTGCTAAAAATACTGCTTTAGGAAGACAGAAGAATAAACTCAGTACTCCTATGGAACAAGCAGGTAAAAGTGCTGGTAAAAAAGAAGGTTTTAAAGAATTAGATTTTAAAGGTGATACTTTACATTTTGGATCAGGACAAGATGGTTTACAAACAACAAAAAAAGGTAAACCTATTCCTAGAAATCCTGATAGTGACTTTTTAGAGAATGTTACAGAAGGACAGGTAGTTAATTATGATCCTAATTTTAATTCTACAAAAAGTCGAGATGCTTTAGGTAAACAAAATTTTAAAACAGTAGTATCTAATTTTGTTTTAAATGTTATAGCAGGGTCTAAAAATAGAACTCAAGCTATGGTTGATATGGCTGCTTCTATGGCTGATGATGGAGTTGGTTATATTTCAGTTAGAAGTGACAAAGACATAAATGCAGCTAAAAAAGATACTTGGAAAGAATTTACTGAAGGCAATCCTGAAGATGGTTATATTGTTCCAAATAGAGGAACAGAGAATTTTCAAAAAGGATTTACACCAGAAGAACTGGAAACTTTAGCTAAAGAGCATTTTGATAATGTTGAAATTATAAAAACAAAAGATGGTAAGGTTGCTACAGTTAAAGTTAGTAAACCTAAAAGATTTGATGAACGAGTAAGACCACCTGTACCTAAAGAAGAACTCCCAAAAGTTTTTACTGATCGAGGAATACAATCTCCTTATCTTAAAGTAAGGGGGGATCAATTAAATGAATTAACAGAAGCACTACAAAAAGAAGACTTTAGAGCTACTTTAGAAAATACTGATATTAACTTTGACTACATTAAAACAACTGATGATGTTAAAGCAGCTTTAGAGACTGTATCAAATTTAGGTGGTGCAATTAAAGAAAAAGTAACTTTTAAAGATACTGAAGAACTAGCAGAATTTGCAGGTACATCTATTAAAAATATTAATGAAATGTATCTGTCTACTAAAGGATTAGGAGCAAAAGTTCTTGCAGCTAGAAGGGTGCTTGTAGCTTCTGCTGAACATATGCTTACTCTTGCTAGAAAAGCAGAAGACTCACAATTACCTGTAGATGCTCTTGCAGTAAGAAGGCACGTTTATATTCATACAGGAATACAAAAAGAAATATCTGGAATAAAAGGAGAAATTGCTAGAGCCTTAAATGCTATGAAAATAGAAGCTAGGGGTGCTGATGCACGTTTAGCTCAAGTAGATGCTCTAGTTTCATCTTTTGGTGGTAGAGATAATTTAGATAAATTTGTTGCTTCTATAAATCATTTAGCTAAACAAGAAGATGCTGCTTTGCGTGTTTCTAAGTTTTCTCAGCGTGGAGCTGCTGCTAGAACTATGGATGCAATATTAGAAGCTTACATTACAGGTCTTTTATGGAATCCTAAAACACAAATTGTTAATGCTTTAGGTAGTGCTAGTGCTTCTGTTTTAGGAGTATTAGAACGAAGGTATGCAGAACACATTAATCCTACTACTGGAAAATTTAAATTTAAAAGAGAAGCACCTGATGGAACTAATAGAATAGTTACAGGTGAAGCTCATTCTATGTTATTAGGACTAAAAGCTGGTTATAAAGAAGCTTTTGAAATGGCTATGAAAGCTTTTAGAACCGATACTCCTTCTGATAAATATACTAAAACAGATGTTTATACTCCTTATGAAAAATCTATGTCTGCTTCTAAGTTAGAACTTAGAGGAAATATAGGTGCAGTTGCAGATTGGTTAGGAAATAAATTAGGTTTATCTACAAAAATGTTAATGAGTACTGATGAGTTTTTTAAAACCATTAACTATAGGATGCACTTACATTCTTTAGCTCATCGTAGAGCCTCTAGTTTAGAATTAAAGGGTAAAGATTATAATGATGCTGTAACTGAAGTGATCAATAATCCTGAAGTAGAACTACATATGGAGTCTCTTGATTATGCTAGATATAATACTTTTACAGAAGATTTAGCAAAAGGTTCAAGAAGTAAAGTAGTACAACAATGGATTGAAACTGAATATGATCATCCAGGTGGAGTAGCTTTAAAAAGTGCTATAAAAATGTATATCCCTTTCTTTAGAACTCCTGTCAATTTAGTGAGATTTTCAGCAGAACGTACACCAGTTATGAGGTGGGTTAGTAAAAGATTGAAAGATGATCTAAAATCTAATGATCCTGCTAGAGTACAAATGCCTAAAGCTAAAATGGCTACAGGTAATATGATAGCAATTAATATGATGGGTTTAGCTGAATTAGGTTTAGTGACGGGAGCACCTCCAAGAGATAGAGAATTAAATGCAAACCAAAGAAGAGTTGGGTGGCAACCCTATTCTATTGTTATTCCACATCAAATAAATCCTTTTAGTGATACTGATACTTATGTTCCATATAATCGGCTTGATCCTGTAGGTATGTCTATGGGTTTAATGGCAGACTATTATCAAGGATCATTAATGTTAGCTAATTCAATAACAAGAGGAATGGATGAAGATTTCCATGATTTAGTTGTTGAAGATATGACTCAAGCAGCAGGAATGATTACTTTTGCTATAGTTAGAAATTTAGAAGATAAAGCTTATATGCAAGGTATCTCAAACATGATGGGCCTATTAAACTTAGACCCTAATAGAGCTTCAGAAAGAGTAACTAAAGATTTAATTAATGTTATTCCCCCTCTTTCATTTGCTTCTGCTGCTGTTAGAGGTGTTACTAGAACTGTTGATCCTATTAGAAGAGTTACAGATGATGCCGATATTTTTAGCGAAATTCGTAATGTAATTTATTCTAAAATTCCAGGTTTTAGTGAGGACTTAGCTCCACATAGAGATTTAGAAGGAAATGTAGAATATTATCCCGGAAATAAAACTAACGTATTAATGCGTGGTTTTAATAATTTATTAAATCCTGCAAGTCCTTCTGAAATTACTACAAGTAAAGTTGATCAAAGAGTTCAAGAACTTAAAGTAGATTTAACAGATATGAGAACTGTTAGAACTGTTACTATTGGTGGAGCACGACTTACTTTAAGTAATGAACAAATAGATTATTTTTCTAAAACTTGGGGCGAGTATAATAAACGAATTCCTATAGACCGATTCAATACGGGAAATAAACTGGCAGATCAAGAAGGACTAAAAAAAGCTTTATTATCAAATAAAAATGCAGCAAAACTAGCTTTAAGAAATAAATATCGTGAGCTAGATATACAAGCACAAAACTTATTACAACGACAACGAGAAGATTTAGTAGAACAAGATTCTCCATTATATGAGGTTTTTAGATAATTATGGCTAGAGCAAGAGACAATTATACTGCTGACGGTAGTACACAGTCATTTGCTGTTACATTCCCATTTATAAGTAGAAGTCATGTATCTATTACTGTTAATGGATCGGCTGCTACATTTACTTGGGTGAATGACGGACAGATTACTATTACATCACCTACAGTAGCTAATACTGACAAGATAATAATACAAAGAGCTACTAGTGATACTACTAGATTAGTTGATTATGTTGATGGTTCTAATCTTACAGAGTCCGATTTAGACCTAGATTCACTTCAGGCTTTCTATATGTCTCAGGAAGCTCTAGATGAACGAGACAATCATTTAGCTTTAGATGTAACCGGAGCTGATAGTTGGGATGCGTTATCTAAAAAGATTACTGATCTTACTACTCCTACTGCTGCTAATGATGCTTCTAATAAATCTTATGTAGATGCTCAAATAGATACAAGTACAACCAATGCTGACAACGCTGCTACCTCAGCTACGGCTGCTGCCACAAGTGCTAGTGATGCTTCTGCCACAGAAACTAATGTAACCAATATTACTGGTTCTATAGCTTGGAAATATACTTTTGATAGTAGTACAACTATGGGTGATCCTGCTGCTGGTAATGTAAGATTAAATAATGCAACACTAGGATCAGTAACCAATATAGCTTTTGATGCACAAACGGCTGATAGTAATGATATATCTGATTTGATTGCTAGTATAGATGATGGAACTAACAGTTCACATGAAGGTTTTATTACAATTAGAAAAAATGGAGCACCCGCTACTTTTGCTGTTTATGCTGTAACAGGTGCAATTACAGATAATACTGCATGGTTACAAGTACCAGTAAATCATATAGCTTCTGGTGGTAGTTTAAGTAATACTGATACATTATACATAGGAATGACTCGAAGTGGAAATCTTGGTGCTACTGGTCTGACAGGTGCTACTGGGGCAACTGGCCCGATAGGAGTGACAGGTTCTGCTGCTACTGTAGCGGTAGGTTCTACTTCTGTTAGTAATGTTGCAGCAGGAGGAAATGCTACAGCATCCGTAGCTAATTCTGGTTCCTCTAGTGCTGCTACTTTAGATTTTACTTTTGGTGTTGTTACAGGTGCAACTGGGGCTACAGGATCGCAAGGCGCAACTGGCGCGCAAGGCACAACCGGATTGCAGGGCGCAACCGGTGCCCAAGGTGCAACTGGTGCACAGGGTGCAACCGGAGCGCAAGGTGCTACTGGGGCGCAAGGGCCAGCAGGTGAGGCTACTATAGGTGATATTATCGCTTTAAGTTAATTAAACTAAGGACATATTATGGCTAACACTTTTAAACTTAAAACTGAAACGGGAGGAAGTACTGGGGCTAATACCGATTTATTGATCTATACAGTCCCAAGTTCAACGACCAGCATAATAATAGGATGTACGATTGCAAATACAACTGCTAGTTCTATTACAGTAGATGCGAAATTAGAGAACAACGATGGAGACAATATCCATATTGGTAAGGATTTACCTATACCTACGGGTTCATCTTTGGACATTCTCGCTGGTAAAATTGTCATGGAAACAGCAGACGTTTTAAAAGTACAGTCTGATACTGCTAATTCTTTTGATGTTGCACTCTCTATTATGGAGCAAACCTGATGGCTGGATTTATAGGCAACACCCCAACTAGCACAAATATTAGTGGCACAGATATTAGTGACGGAAGTATCACTAATGCTGATATTGCTGATTTAGCTGCATCTAAATTAACTGGAACAATTACTCCTAGCGCAGATACGGTAACAAGCTCCCAAATAGCTGATGATGCAATTAATTCTGAGCATTATGTAGATGGGTCTATTGATTTAGCTCACTTATCAGCAGATTGTGTGGATGGTACTAAAATCGCTGATGATTCTATTAACTCAGAACATATCGTAGACGGGTCAGTAGATAATGCACATTTAGCTACAGGCATTTCATCTTCTAAACTAAGTGGAGCTTTGCCAGCTATATCAGGTGCAAGTCTTACTAATTTACCAGCATCAGGAAAAGCTGTTACGGAATCAGGGAGCAATCCCACTACAAGTTCTGGAAACAGTTTAGCCCTTGGAACGCTTCACTTAAATACAGCTACAGGACAGATGTACTCTTTAACACAAAATACGAGTAACGATAATATTTGGACAAATATTGGAGATGGTACTGGAGCAATTACTGCTGCTTACATTATAGAATATTTAGTTATCGCTGGTGGTGGAGGAGGTTTTGGCATTACTGGTGGCGGTTCTGGATGGTACGGGGGCGGAGGGGGTGCGGGAGGTTATCGTTCCTCTTGGAACTCTGAAACTTCTGGTGGGGGTGGCACATCTGAAACTGGTCTTACTAAAGAAGCTGGTGATTCCGCATTAACTATTACAATAGGGGCTGGTGGTGCTGGTGGTAGTGGTGCAAACCAATCTGGTTACACTATAGCTGGTCAAACTGGTAGCAACTCTGTATTTGCAACAATAACTTCTTCTGGTGGTGGTGGAACTGCTGGTAATTATGCTAGTCCTGACCAGCGTGGATTTGCAGGGGGATCAGGTGGAGGAGGTGCGGGTGGAACAATAGGCGGTTCAGGAACTGCAAATCAGGGTTATGACGGAGGTGCAGGTATTTCTAGTTCTTCTGGTGGAGGGGGAGGAGGTGCTTCTGAAGCAGGAAATAGTAATGGAAATGGGCAGGGGGGTGACGGTGCTGCTTCTACAATAACTGGTTCTTCTGTAACGAGGGCTGGTGGAGGAGGTGGAGGCTCGGATAACACTTTTGCTGGAGGAAGTGGTGGAGGAGGAAACGGTGGTTCTGGTTCGGCAACAAACGCAACAGTAAATACTGGTAGCGGTGGGGGAGGAACTAAAAATACTGGTACTGGTGGAAATGGAGGATCAGGTGTTGTGATTCTAAGAATGCTAACAAATAATTACTCAAGTACAACTTCTGGTTCGCCTACAGTTACTACTTCTGGTTCATACACAATACTAACGTATACAGGTTCAGGGAGCTATACACCATAATGGCACACTTTGCGAAAATAGGAGTTGGAAATATAGTGGAACAAGTCCATGTTTTAAATAATGCCGTACTGATGAAAGACGGAAAAGAAGATGAAGCTACGGGTGTTGCTTTCTTGCAAAATCTTTATGGCAATAGAGATACATATATACAAACTTCTTACAACAATACTTTCAGAAAGCAGTATGCAGGGATTGGTTACACTTACGATCAAACAAAAGACATATTCATAGCAGTAAGACCTTTTGCCTCATGGACATTAGATGAAAATAGTGATTGGCAAGCACCGAAAGATTATCCTGATGATGGCAAAGAATACTACTGGAATGAAGATAAAAAAGATTGGGAGGAATTAGTATGAGTACAACAAAAGTAACCGACAATTTAAGAGACACTACTGCCGTAGATGCCACAAAAATAACAACTGGCACAATTCCAGAGGCTC